GGGGGAGGTGAGGAGGATGATGTGATCAATGCGATGGCTACTGTTATTCACACTTCTTTTTTAGGTTCGACATTTACTGGAGCAGGTTCTAATACCGCTCCGCCATCAACTGGTGCAGTTGTCAGTACTCTAATGTAGAACATATTTAACTGTTGAGAACGAATACTGATTAATAAAGTCAGCGTAGTAGTTAGTTATCTACAGGGAAACTCTAATGGCAGAAATAAGCTTTAAAAGCGTCGGCGAGCAGCTTGACTCATTTGTCAATCGCCAGCAGGATGTATCTCCCACACCCATTGGAATTTCAACTCCCTTGAGACTTAGCACAACTCAAAAGGATATTTTTGAAATGAATTACAATCTTCAGGACCAAATTGAAGATAATCTGAGAAACTTAATTCTCACTAATCACGGAGAGAGATTAGGGCTTTACAACTTTGGTGCTAATTTAAAGCCGATTCTCTTTTCCTTGTCAAACAATAACTTTGAGTCTGACGCCATGATAAGAATTAAAACAGCAACTCAAAATTTCTTGCCTTTTATCGAGCTTGAAACCTTTGAGATTGGCTTTGACAATAGAAAAACATCGCCAACTCTTGCGACTGTTGTTCTTGTTATTGGATATGGAATACCAGCTATTGGTGTAGCGGGTAAAAAGATGAAGGTTCTGTTAACAGCTGGAGGATAATTTGTCTAACGACACTAAAAAAGGCTTAGCTCAAATAAGAAACAGATCCTTTCTGAATAAGGATTTTGCAGACTTTAGAACACAACTTTTAGACTACGCACAAACGTATTTCCCAGACAGGATTCAAGATTTTACTGAGGCTTCTCTCGGCGGCCTCTTTCTCGATCTTGCTGCTTATGTAGGAGATGTTAATTCTTTCTACCTAGACCACCAGTTTAGAGAATTAGATCCTGAGACTGCAGTCGAAAGACAAAACATCGAGAATCTTGCAAGAAATGCCGGAGTTGACATACGAGGATCTTCTCCTGCTGTTGTTGAAGTAGAATTTACTTTTAAAATACCCGCACAGCGCGCAGGTACTGTGTATCAGCCCGCACAGTTTGGGCTCCCGGTAGTTAGAAAAGGAACAACGCTGGGATCAGATGCAGGCGTAACATTTGAATTAACAGAAGATATTGATTTTGCAGCTAGAGATGACCTAAATCAATTGATGGCAAAGGTAGAAGTAAACGAGTTCAATTCAGACGGAACACCAAAAAACTACTTTGTTACAAGATCAGGAACTTGTGTCTCAGGAGAAAGAGTAGTAGAAGCATTTAATATTCCAGACACTCACGTCCCATTCAGAACTATCACCCTTGGAAACACCAATGTAAGTGATATTATTAGCGTAGTCGATGATGATGGTGAGGAATACTATCAGGTAGATGCGCTAACACAAGACACTGTATTTACAGCGATTCCCAATATCACGCAGGACAACAAGATAGTCAACGATATGATTGCTATAAAATCAGCACCTAGAAGATTTGTTGCTAAGCACTCAACAACAACTGGTCTCACGACAATGCAATTTGGGTCTGGAAATCCTGGCACTCTTGACGGGGATCTTATTCCAGACCCTTCTGAGCTTGCACTGCCGCTTTACGGCAAGAAAACATTTTCAAAATTTACAATAGATCCTTCAAACCTCCTGAAGACAAGAACTCTTGGCCTAAGCCCGAGGAATACAACGCTCAATATTCAATACAGATCCGGAGGCGGATTAGATAATAACGTTTCAGCAAGATCAGTAACTTCTGTCAGCGGCCTAGTTCTTATTTTTGAAAATTCACCGAGCGCCGCCGATGCAACTGCAGTCCGAGGCTCTATTTCTGTGACCAATCCAGCAGAGGCAGCAGGCGGCGAGGATCCCTTGACTATCGAAGAGATAAGATCTTTAATCTCTGCGGCACGCAACTCTCAAAATAGAATAGTGACAAAGCAAGATCTGCTTTCTAGAATATACACTATGCCGTCAACTTTCGGCCGAGTTTTCAGGGCGGGCGTTGAAGGAAATTCTAGAAATCCGCTAGCAACAACGCTTTACATAATAAATCGAAAGTCAAATGGAACCCTCACATTTTCTCCAGATTCCCTGAAGAGAAATATAACTACGTACTTAAATGAATTTAGACTTATATCAGATGCGATCGATATTTTGGATGCAAGAATAGTTAATATCGGTATTGACTTTCAAGTTTCTATAGATCCTAGCTTTAGCCCAGATTCAGTAGTGAACCAGTGCATTGCAAAGCTTATTAGATATATGAATATTGAAAATTTCCAGATCGGTGAGCCCATCAGAGTATCTGATTTAACTAACCTCATCTACAATACTCCGGGTGTTCTCGGTGTGGTAGACTTGCAGATTGTTAATAAAGTTGGCGCTATTGATGGGCGCACATACTCTGGAATAATTCATAATGTGAAAGTAAATACTAACAAAGGCTTGCTAATACCTCCAGCCGGAGGCATATTTGAAGTTAAGTTTCCCAACCTTGATATTAAGGGCGCAATAGTTTAGGTCAAACATGTTTAGAAGACTAAAAGCAACAAAAGACACTTATATTACAAACAAGATCATAAAGAATGATTTTAGAGCTACTGATGCTAACACCGGCGAAGCAGCAACACTGGATCTCTTTAAGCTCTATAACGAAAACAGCATAGCAGGAGAAGATGATCCTGTAGAGTTGACTAGGCTACTTGTAAAGTTCGACTTAGACCCCCTTCGAGCTTTGACTGGTAGCGTTCTTGACATTGCCAGTGATACTTTTAAGTGTGACCTTAAGTTATTTGATGTTTTTGGTGGGCAAACTTTGCCTTCAAATTTCAAGGTAATAGTTTTTCCGCTTTCGCAATCTTTTGACGAGGGTGTGGGCAGAGATGTTATTAAATTCCAAGATATCGACTCTACAAACTTTCTGACTGCTTCTGTAACAGGGGATGCAGCAACCTTATGGCATATTTCAGGTGCTAACAGGCAGGGCCTGCTAGGGTCTGACAATATTGACATAATTAGTTCTGGCAATCTTAGCGATGGATCAGGTGTTCAAGATCTTTTCTCCGTAATGACATTTGATACAGGTACTGAAGACCTGACCGTAGATATTACAACTGTTGTTTCTGCAACGCTATCTAATCAAGTACCAGACTGCGGCTTCAGGATATCTTTCTCCGGAACTCAGGAAACAGACAAGGTAACAAGGTTTGTTAAGCGCTTTGCCGCTCGGCACAATAGTGATACATACAAGCATCCATCAATTCACGTTAGATATAATGACGCAATTCAAGATCACCACAAATCATTCTTCTTTAATGTATCGGGCTCTATTTTCTTAAATAGCTTTGAGCGAGGACAACCTGCTAACTTACTGTCTGGGTCCAACCTAATAGGAATATCAGGATCAGACTGCATGAGCTTAATGGTTAAGACTGCATCTTTCGAGAAAGAAGTCTCAGGATCCCAGCACAATTTTGGTGCCTCACTATTCGCGACAGGTGTGTACTCATCAAGCTTCGCTATAGACGCATTCGACACAACAGTGATATCAGGATCTACTACAGTGTCAGATATTGTTAGAGATAGCGGCTCAATAACGTTTGATGTGTTCTGGAGAACTAACGATAAATCCTATGCTTTCAAGACCGGAAGTTTGACAGTCAAGACGCAGCAAATAACCGCATTTGATAATGACGCTACTAGATACGTTGCAAATATTGGCAATCTAAAATCTACGTATAAAAAAGGCGAAAAAGTTAGGCTTAGGTTCTTCGCATTCAATGCTGACGAGCAAGTCAATGCGGTCAAAGTACCGCTTTATAGGACAAGCGATATATTGACTCGATGCTATTACAGGGTTCGAGATACATACAGCGACGAAATCATCATTCCTTTTGACGAGGACGATGATTACAATGCAACTTTGATGTCTACAGACTCCAAGGGAATGTACTTCGATCTGTACACAGACGATTTTAGCCTGGGTAGAGTCTACACTATAGACGTAAAAATAAAGAGAGATAACACCGAGCAGGTGTTTAAAAATGTCGCAGGAACTTTTAGGATCGACCCCTGATGTCTTCAAAAAGCAGGTTACAAAGCGAGAGGCCAGGTGTTTTTAGGCCCACCGTGTCTAGGGGTGCGGATGGGGCTGTACCTGAAGTAAAGTTTCTCTCTCGTCAAGATCTGGAATCCGGCATATCGTTTAGCGACTATTTCATCTACGATCAAGAATCTGGTTTTATAAAATCCACCCAGCAGATTCCCGTCAATTATGGACTTTTTGAAAATCATACCTTCTTTAATTCTGCGCAGACTAATGTAAATGTCGCCTTCAACAACATTATCAATAAGTACCCATTCGATGGATCCAAGCAAGATTATGAAAAATACCTAAACGGATTAACGGGTTTTGAGAATTACGTGCTTGGTCAATTTCCTAGAAATATAGGATTCGCAATATTTTCAGGATCAGCCGGCGTCAACACCACTGACGGGAACAACATTGAAGTAAAAGATTTCTCAGGGGCTGAATTCTTAGGATTTTCATCTGATAAGTCTGGTAAAAGTGTGCTTTCTTTAAATAGAGAAAGCTATACGATCGAATCCAAGCTTTTCTTACCTCCTATTGAAAATGGCAATGAGGTAATATGTCAGAAGCTATCAGGTAGTAACGGCTACACATTAGCAGTTTCGTCTAGTACATCCACAGCATCTGCTAGCGTTGTTTTCGCAATACGCTCCGGTTCAACGTCACTAGTAACCTCAGCATCTCTCCTGAAAAATCAGTTTAATCATGTAGCCATAGTTTACGACAAGAATGATTCTGATGGTAGGCTTAACTTCTATGTGGATGCTGATTTAGTAGCATCTTCTTCTAAGGTCGCAGATTTTGGAGAAATAGATTTTAGAACCTCATCTTTGTTCTTAGGTTCAGGCTCATCACACTCAGGAGTCTTAGACGGCGATTTAGATTTCAGCCCTAACCAAACGCTTTCAGGAGCGCTTGATGAGTTCAGGGTCTTTAGAGAAGCTCGAACCAAGAACCAGCTAAGGGAAAATAAAGAAAGAAATATTTTCGCAAGTCGTGCACTTCGACTTTATTTCAAGTTTAATGAGCCAACAGGAAGTATAGGTGACAACTCCATTGTTTTAGATAGTAGTGGTAAGTCTTTGCACTCCAAGATATCAAACTACACCATCTACAATAGAGCAACTTCAAGTTATTCTGCTTCTTTAGAGCGCGAAGATCTAAAATTAAACCCGGTTTTGTTTCCTAAGTTCGGAGATGTAATTTCTCTAAACGAAGATCTTCTTGCCAGTGCTAGCAATTATGATAAAGCTAACCCTAATTTAATTACTCGATTAGTTCCTGAGCATTACTTTGATGAAGGAAAGAACTTCTTCGCCCTGAATAGTGTCGACGGTGAGTTAATGCTACCGTACACAGGATCTTCCATGCCCGGTTCAGGAGAGCTAGGATCATCGCAGGTCATGACGGCGATGTTGTTTACATGGGCTAAGTTCTTTGATGAGCTTAAAATTGTAACAGATCAATTTTCTAATCTTTTAGAGCCCAGTTACACATCCAATGAAGGTGTATCTGACGCATTTATAAAATTTCTTTCTAATCATTACGGACTTGAGCCCCCGCCCATCTTCGCAGATGCATCTGCAGGACAATATTATCACGGAGCAGATGTAACTGACTCCTACGTTAATATCGACCAGAGTTTGCAATCTATAAGAAATCAAATACTAAGAAGATTTCTTGTCAACATAAATGACATTGCATCTTCTAAGGGGACTATAAGCAGTGTAAAGTCTTCTTTGAGGGCGCTCGGTCTAGATCCTGACATTGTCGTAAGAATTAAAGAGTACGGCGGTCCAAAGAAATTTGACCTTTCTGACATGAGAGTAAATCGTGCTGTAATACAGCCGATGCTAGACTTCAGCGGCTCTACAAACAATCAAGATATGACTACCTTGACACCCCAGGGTTTTGCAGCTACAGCTCCAAACCTTGTGACTGCTTTTCTTTCCGGTACAAGAAAAGAAGTTGGATTCCCAGAGCAGAACGGAACAATGGTTGATCCTGGGACTCTTGCGGGAGGATTTCACGGCATTAGCAACTCAGGTAAAGACGGGCTTTTCACCTCGGGATCTTGGACATATGAGGGCATATACCAGTTCCAGGCATCTGGCAGCTTAGTTCTTTCGCAGTCTGCTGCAAGAATTCACGTTACAGGAAATACAGCTCCATCGACATACCAGGGTGTAACAGCAAACTTAGTCGTCATGTCAGGATCAGTTTCCGGGTCTTCGCCTGCTGTCAAGCTATTTTTGAGAGCCACCACAGGATCTTTTAGCGCTACCGCAAAACCTCCCTTAGAACTTGTTCTCACGGGTGCAAATGTGATGGACGGGGATAAGTGGAACATTTCTTTCGGAAGAGTTAGAAATGATGATCCCATCCAGAACACCCTGACTTCTTCTTACTTCATAAGATGCGCGAAAAGCGAAGCCGGAAGAATATTTGAAATACATACGACTTCATCCTTCTACAAAGAGGATGCTACAGGCTCACTAGGAATAGTTTATCAGAACATAGGCACGATGAATACCTCTGGTGCTTTTGTTGTGATCGGTTCGCAGTCTCTCAATAAGGCGTCTAACTTTTACCTGAATGATTCTGGTATTACTGATCAAGCTAGAGTGACTTACTTTGACGGCAAGGTGGGCCAGATTAGGTTCTGGTCTAAGGCATTAGAAGTGGATGAGTGGAGTGAGCACGTTCGAAATCCCAATTCAGCAGGTGTAAAGAAACCGTCAGAGAACTTTAACTTTGAAAAGACACACTCAGGCTCTTTCCAGAGAATGAGGCTAGACGTATCGATGGATCAGCCAGTCTCAGCATCAGACTCTGCAGGCCAGATCATACTTACGGACTTCACGCAAAATGGGTTGTTTGCAACTGGCTCTGGATTTATGGCATCGAAGACGCTCTTCAAGTATGACAAGGTGTTATTTACTTCTCTGCCCCCGGCCTTTGATGATTTAGAAAACTCCAACAAAATAAGGCCGAGAAGCTTTGTCAGTGCGTCAAACATAACAGAGTACAATGCTTCACCTGCACCGTTTTATGAGATACCGCCAAATGAACTACCTCAAGATGATGCAAGGTTCTCGATCGATTTCTCAGTTGCAGGTGCTTTGAACGATGATATCATAACCATGTTTGCAACTCTTGATGAAATCGATGATGCAATAGGAAGGCCAAACCTACAGTTCTCACCTGA